GAGGACAGAGAACGTGAGGAACGTAGACGAGATAAGTTAGATGCTAAACAACGTAAAGAGCAGGAACGTTTACAGATGATTGAAGATGCGAAGTGTAGAGACCCATACTGGTTTGACAATACTTGGAATCAAATGTTCAAGGGGTGGAGTTAATGAAGATTAGAGATTTGAACTTAGATGATTACGTAATCGTGTATGACATTGTCGCGTACGATATTGTCAAGAATGAATACAGCGGAGGGATGACGGTTGTGGGGCGTGTGGATGAAATTATATTTAACGAAGATGGTAAGAATGAAGCCATTATTAATGTGACCGGTGACTTATATGGAATAACAGACAATAACTACTTTGATTTGTGGAGTAACTTTATAGAGAGTAAGACGGAGAGCGTGAGCACGCTTAATCCAGGTAAGATATATAGTTACAGTAATTCAACAGTTGGCCCAAATGAAGAAATTATATCTCACAGCCAATCCAACAACTTACAACAACGTAAGCGAAACGACACAGTCAACCACCCTTCACATTATAACTACGGTGATATAGAAGTGATAAATTTCATAGAGCAGGTAACAAAACACTACAATCCTAATGTAGCTTATCACATTGGCAATGCTATTAAGTATCTTGCACGCAGTCCTCATAAGAACGGTAAGAAGATGTGGCTAAAGCTAAATGGTATATCGAGCGTGCGTTTGAGAATTGGGATAAGTAATGCAGTTATCAAACACAACCAACATACGATACAAATATAACACTGGTGGGATGAACACAGTGGAAATGGCACAGTTATTAAAGTATTACGGATTACGCGGATTCTTGAAATCTATGAATTCACGCAGCTTTACAGTAGCAGTGTTGCCAGAGGACAAGGAACATAACAGGAAAGTAATGGAGGGGTTAAGGAATGAAGATTAAACGTAAAGTACAGAAAAACTTACCACAGTTGATTGAGTGGCTATTGAAAAGTGGATATCGTAATTATACAGCAAATTCAAATATGGGAAATACAGTAACATTATCACGCGGTGGTGCAATACAATTTTTAATCGGAACATTTTTTCCGGAAGAAACTTTCACAGTCGAAGTCGAGGAAGAAATTACAGAAGATACGGTGATACCAAAATTAGTAGAAATTTATAAAATTATCGATAAACAAGAAAAAATCACAATACATGAAAATAGTAATATATATAGCAATGTTGATTCTCAAAACTCAAGTGATTTTAAATCATTTGCCTTTTACATCTTAAACGACGACTACACAATGACTTTAATCTGGCGTGATGGGAGATTGGTTGAGTAGATGATTAAATTTAGAGCGTATTTAAAAGAAAGACCATATTTGAAAGGAACAGGAATCATTGTAGATGTACAAGATATTAATTATAAATATGAAGAGATTGTATATGAAAATGAAAAATACATGGAAGTAGCAGATTTTAAGGATGTTATACTCCTCCAATCCACAGGACTTAAAGATAAGAATGGTGTAGAGATATTTGAAGGTGATGTAGTTGAGAATAAAAATAAAGAATTGGGTTACATCAAATGGTCAGGTGGAGGTTTTAACTACCGTGACGAAACAAGATTATATTATTTATTTACTATAGGAGCAAAACAACCGTTTGAAGTAAAAGGCAATATTTACGAACACCCACATTTACTAAAGGAGTGATGGCGAGTGATTAGCAACATGTATGAAATAATTCAAGAACGTGACCAATACAAAGCAGAACGAAACAGCCTTATCGACGATCTATCTTGGTATAAAGCAAAGGTTAGTAGGTTGGAACGGGAGAATCATGATTTTAAAAAACGTAATGCCTTACTTATGAATACAGTAGATGATTTAGATAAAGAAAACAAAGCGTTACGTTTACAATCTGACACTTACTTTGAACAGTGGCAACAACACAAAGCGTTAAATAACGAGTTCTCCCAACACATCGGAAACAAACCATCGAGCAGCACGTATAAGTATTTTAGAGAGAAGTTGGATGGATTAGGGATTGAGGAGGGTGATTAGATGGCGTATAAATACGAACAAAGAATAAATGATGCTTTTTTTAGAGCAAGTAGAGATGGTAGAAACGTCAATAATGAGTTATTAGCAGAACTAAAAGAAGTCTATCGCAAAGCAGAGGCGTTTGACAAATTAGTTGAATTCTATCCACAAAAAGATGAAATACCAAGTGATGAATTTTTTATGATGATGGGATATATCATCAAGGAGCGTGCAGACGATGAAAGATAGAGAATATAAAGACGCATGGCAGACGTTAAAAGAAAAATTGTTAAGAGAATATCCATACAAAATTGAAGTTGCCCGAGAATTACAAGGTAGTTATGAGTTTGGAATGGTAGAACAAATTAAACGTACAGGTTTAGCAATGGATGAAAAGGACGGCACAAACGAATTTAGCAACTTACTTTCAAACATAGAAATGAGTGATTGATATGAGGAAAATTAAGGATTTAACTGGAAAAACATTTAACGGTATAAAAGTAATTGATTATTTTGGACAAGATAAACATAAGAAAGCTAAATGGGAAGTTGTTTGTCATTGTGGAAACAAATTTGTAACAATCGGTAATAATTTACAAAAAGGAACAACTAAATCTTGTGGATGTACTCAGAATATTAAACATGGAGATTCCAAAAAAAGACTTTATAGAATATGGATAAACATGATTAGAAGATGTTCTATTGAAACAGAAACTCATTTTAATAGATATGGTGGCAGAGGTATAAAGGTTTGTGATGAATGGGTTGATAACTATTTAGAGTTTAAGGAATGGGCTATGAAAAATGGATATGATGAAAAATTATCTATAGATAGAATAGATAACAACGGCAACTATACACCGGAAAACTGTAGATGGGTTGATGTAAAAACACAATCGAATAACAGAGAAACCAATGTATTAATAAAATATCAAGGTGTAGAGCGTACGTTGAAAGAATGGTGCACGTTACTGAATTTAAATTACAATACAGTACATTATAGATATGCAAAAGGCTATGGAATAGATGAGATGTTTAAAAGCGATTTGGAGGATGAGTAGTGATGGAATATAAAATATCTAAATATGACTATGATTATAGTGGACCGGGTATGACGATAATCCTCGTTTGTCTTAAAGATCCAAGGAAAAGAAAATATATAAAGATTTCTAAATACGAATTTAATGCTGATGATTATAAAATAGGAGATAAATATAAAATCAGGAAATTCTTATGGTTGGAAATTTGGACTAAAATATATTGAAAAATAGAATTGGAGGACGAGTAGATGGCACATGTTTATGAACATCATATGGGTGGAGTATATTTTTCAAAAGATTATGACGAGAGTTTATTAGAAACTTGCGAACAGTGTTTCGATAGCGACCAGTATTTAGGTTTTGCATACAGCTTACCTCAATTAAAAGCTGTGTTAAGAGAAGGATCGTATGCAGAGGATTACATTAAAGAAGTGTGTAACAAATATATTAAATTTACGGAGGACAAACAAAATGACTAACACAATTACAGTAGATCAATTAAAAGAATTATTACAAATACAAAAGGACTTTGACAGTAGAATACCAACACTTAATTTACAGGATAGCAAAGTAGCATATGTGGTTGAATTTTTTGAATGGTTTAACACATTAGAAACGTTCAAGAATTGGAAGAAAAATCCAGGTAAACCTTTAGATGTTCAGTTAGATGAATTGGCAGATATGTTGGCGTTTGGATTGAGTATTGTAAACCAACAGGAACGTGATGAAATTTTAATTGAATCTATCGTTGATGCTGTTTTAAAAGATAATAAGCCACATGGAGAATTTGATTTTGCTAATTTCAAAATAACAAAAATGATGTTAGTTGGTATTACTGATACTGTGTTTCGTAATGACAACACATCAAGAGCATACATTTTAGCATTGCCTTTCGGGTTAGCTATTCAATACTACACAATCGACCAACTAATCAAAGCATACAAAAAGAAAATGGAGCGTAATCATGCAAGACAAGACGGAACAGCAGACAAAGACAAAGGGTACGTATGATAAAGACATACTTCAAAAAATCAAAGAGTTACTTAATAAGGAGTGAGTGTGGATGTGGACGTATGATTTTATCGAATCAGAAAAACGACGTATTGAACGCACGCCTATAATTTCTTTCAGCCATGAAGAAAAGTGGATAATGGTAATGAATACTGATGAAAACATTAAGAAGTTTAAGAAAATGTGGGAAAATACTCCGCAAGAAAAAAGACCTGAAGGTTACAAAGTGTATTACAATACTCCAGAAGAATACGAATGGATATTAGAAGGCATGGAATTACGCGCAGAACTTAGCGAGAAAAGAGAAAGGGAACGTAAACTTATCAATCCTGATATTGACGAGAACATACTGGACGTTAAGAGCAAGCAAGATTTAATTAATTACTTTTTAGATCAAAGATGGTTGTACGAAGTGACTAACATTGACGAGTATTCGGAAGATGAGGAAGTAGATCATGCGCAACTAAACGCAGAACAAGCAGAGTTGAAAAAATTAATTGATAAATATTTTAAGGAGTGAGTGTATGAAGAAAATATGGGAAGGTTTCGCAAATATTGTTGAATCTTGTTTAACTAGAATAGGGAATTTTGTACTTGGTTTCTTTAAACCGTTTTGGAGTTGGCTAAAACGTATTTTATACCCATATAGATACTTCATTTTTGCAGCAGATGTAATATTAATAATTTTATTGGTGGTGTTAATGATATGCAGTATTTAATACGCACACTAACAGATTCAACCGGTCACCCTTTCACTCATGTAACTAAAGCACGTGATAATGAATCATACACTGTGATTGAGGCAGAGAGTAAGGAGGAGGCGTTGGAGATGGCAAAGAAACCTAAAGGATTATTACAAGTAGTACCATCTAGTTTTAATAACGGTCCTATTAGTAGAGCGTTATCGAAAGGTAACAAATAGAGAGAGGACAGTGACCAATGAAAATACTTAAAACATTACTAATCATAGCACTTTACGAACTAAGCAAATACGTTACGAATGCAATCATTATTAAATTACAGGCAAATGATGACATAGATCAGCCGAAAGATTATGAGGAGGATAAGTAATGTGGATAATTATATCAGTACTATTAGGACTTACATCACTATACCTACTCATATCAAACTATGTTAAGAATGACCAAATAGCAGCATTGAAATATACAATTGTTTATATGGCCAGTGATGAAGATATTGAGAAGGCTATGCAAGAGTGGAAGAGATTTAAGGAATAATACTAGGGCGATAACTCGCCCTTTAAGTTGATTATTTTGTTTCGATTTTAACGATTTGATTTTTAAAAATAACCACTTCTGTAGATAAATTACCTTGAGGTATTGTATATTCAAAAACTTCACCGTCTTCATGAGTGACATTACCTGTCACTTCATTTTTTTCACCATTATTTAAATAAATGTATAGCGTTTTCCCAGAACCAAGAAGACTTTTAAAACGATTAGAAATATTAAAATGCATACCGTTTCTCACCACCAATCTAATAAAATTATATTAAGTATACTACAACCTATCATTAATAGATAGCATAATTATAAATAACCTGGAGGTAACATATGTACACACCAACTGAAGTGAAACAATTAATAACCGATTACCACTGGATGAGACGACTCATTGACCATCAAGTGTATGAGTATGATAGTACATCTATTGGGCAGTATGGTATAGAGTCAGCTATGCCTAAAGGCCAAGGTGGTACTGGAGATAAGGTGCTAGTCAGAGTGATACGTAATGATAAGGATAGACGCAAGACACAGGAGCTTATAGAGAAGGTAGCATTCATTGATGAGTATGAGCATAACATAACCAATGATAAGAACTACCACATACTACAGTTACTTAAGCAGGGTGAGAGTAAGAATAGAATCATGGTACTTATGCAGATAAGTAAAGATAATCTATACAATAGGATAGATGCTATCACTGATGTATATATGAATAAACAATAACAGACACATCGTACGAATCGTACACATCGTACACTATTATTCATATGACTATACTATGTTATATAATATCCATATAGGATAGGCGCTATTGACCAGTGACTTAGTATAAATAACAATACTATATTATAAGTAGGCACATCACTTAGTGGTGTGTCTTTCTTTGTATGCCAATTGATATGAGTATCATCACATGAATCAATAATACTTTCCCCTTTAAGTTAACAGTCATGATGATGTACTCATATGAGTTAGTACATATAACTCATACGTCATAACCATTGGTGATCTATATGTATCTAGACTAATGAGCTTAACTCATAAGGAGAATAGTAGATGACACGACACAACAGCATAAGACGACACGGTCGACTAAGCTATGAACATGATTGGTTCTATCATTCTAAAGCATGGAAGAAGCTAAGAGAGATGGCACTAGATCGTGACAATAACCTATGTCAGATGTGTTTAAAAGAAGGAGTAATAACTGATGCAAAGATTGTTCATCATATCATTTACGTTGATGATGATTTCAGTAAAGCACTTCAATTAGAAAATCTGATGTCTGTTTGTTATAGCTGTCACAATAAAATCCATGCGAATGACAACGACAAATCAAATGAGAAAAATATAAGAGTGATTAAAATTTAGATAAAAAAATATACAATATTTTTTATGCCCCCTACCCACCGACCAAAAAGTTTTTTCGCCGGGAACCGGCGGGGGGCAATCGCTCGCAACACGAATAAAAATTTCATGAAAGGGGGGTCAAGATGAAAATAACAAAACAAAAACTCAAACAATATTTAGACAACTACCAAGAATCCGACGATATGCTTATTTCTTTATATATAGAAACTTATGAATTTTATTGCAGATTACGAGATGAATTAAAAAATTCAGAGTTAATGATGGAGCATACAAACAAAGCAGGGGCGAGTAACATCGTTAAAAACCCCCTAAGTATTGAATTAACAAAGACAGTGCAGACCTTAAATAACTTGCTTAAGTCACTTGGGCTAACTGCTGCACAAAGAGAAAAAGTTGTACAGGAAGAGAGTGGTTTTGGTGACTATTAAAGTATTGAATCAACCTTCACCAAAACTGCTTACAACTTGGTATGCCAATCAAGTAGTACAAGGAAATATTAAAACGAGTATTTATGTAAGAAAAGAATGTGAAAGGCATTTAAGATACCTAGAAAAAGATAGTAAATGGGTTTTTGATGAAGAATTAGGTCATAAACCTATTCGTTTCATTGAAAAGTTTTGTAGACCGTCAAAAGGAAGTAGAACTAAATTGATTTTACAACCTTGGCAACATTTCATTATAGGTAGCATGTTTGGTTGGGTGCATAAAGAAACAAAGCTTAGAAGATTTAAAGAGTCGCTTATATTCATGGGGCGTAAAAACGGTAAAACCACGACTATTTCGGGTGTCGCCAACTTCGGTGTTTCACAAGATGGAGAGAATGGTGCAGAAATACATTTACTTGCCAACGTCATGAAACAAGCAAGACTTTTATTTGATGAATCTAAAGCAATGATTAAAGCTAGTCCCCAATTAAGAAAAAATTTCAGACCTTTAAGAGATGAAATACATTATGATGCGACTATATCTAAAATCATGCCTCAAGCTTCTGATAGTGAAAAACTTGATGGCTTGAATACGCATATGGGCATATTCGATGAAATACACGAATTTAAAGACTATCGATTGCTAAATGTAATTAAGAACTCAAGAGCTTCTAGATTACAACCTTTGTTAATTTATATTACAACAGCAGGTACGCAATTAGATGGACCACTCGTAGATATGGTAGAAGCGGGTCGTGATGTATTAGATGGCATTATTGAAGACGAACGTACTTTTTATTATTTGGCTTCTTTAGATGATGACGATGATATGAACGATCCTGAAAATTGGATTAAAGCTAATCCTAACTTAGGTGTTTCTATTGATATCGAAGAAATGAAAGAAGAGTGGGAAAAAGCTAAGAGAACACCAGCTGAAAGAAGTGACTTTGTCACTAAACGATTTAACATTTTTGCAAACAATGATGAAATGAGTTTCTTAAATCATGACACAGTTAAGAAAAACAATGAGGTAATAGCTTTAAACGAATTGGAAGGGCTGCCTTGTACTATTGGTTATGATTTATCAGAAACGGAAGACTTTACAGCAGCTGTTGCAACTTTTGCATTAGACAACGGTAAGATAGCTGTTTTAACTCATTCATGGGTACCAAAGCACAAGGTTGAATATTCAAATGAAAAGATTCCTTATAGAGCTTGGGAAGAAGAAGGTTACTTAACTATTCAAAACACACCTTATATCGATTACAACGATGTGTATGACTGGATTTTGAAAATCAACCAACATCATTCTGTTGAGAAAATAAGTTATGACAGAGCTAATGCCTATAAATTAAACCAAGAATTAAAGAACTACGGTTTTGAAACGGAAGAAGTAAGACAAGGCGCGTTGACATTAAGTCCGGCATTGAAAGACTTAAAAGAAATGTTTTTAGATGGCAAAGTTATCTTCAATAACAACCCCTTAATGAGATGGTACATAAACAATGTACAGTTGAAATTAGACAGAAATGGTAACTGGCTACCATCTAAACAGAACAGATATCGTAAAATTGATGGTTTTGCAGCATTACTTAATACTTATACAGATATCATGCATAAAGTAGTATCAGATAGCGGTGAAGGTAATATTAAATTTATTAGTGTGAAAGATTTGAGACGTTAGGAGGTGGATTAATATCGCAAATGGAAATTTTTTAGACAAGATCAAACAAAGACTAATCGATAATTGGGTAGACCAAACAACTAAAAAAATGTATGACTTCTCACCCTGGAAAAATAAGAACTTCTGGGGGGTGATTAATAATACGTTAGAAACAAACGAAACTATTTTCTCTGCAATAACAAAATTATCTAATTCAATGGCAAGTTTACCACTGAAACTTTATGAAAATTATAAAGTTGTAAATAATGATGTCTCAGAACTACTTACCGTTTCGCCAAACAATTCAATGAGTAGTTTTGATTTTATCAATCAAATAGAAACTTGCAGAAATGAAAAAGGTAATGCGTACGTTCTAATAGAACGTGATGTATTTGCACAACCAGAAAAACTTTATTTAATTAACCCAGATGTCGTACAGATGGCAATTGAAAACAATTCGAAAGAGCTTTTTTATATGATTCATGCAGCCACAGGTAATGAATTAGTAGTACATAATACTGATATGCTACATTTCAAGCATATTGTAGCATCTAACATGGTACAAGGTGTTAGCCCTATTGATGTATTAAAAAACACGATGGATTTTGATAATGCTCTAAGAGAATTCAATTTAGCAGAAATGCAAAAACCTGAATCCTTTATTCTGAAATATGGAACTAACGTTTCCAAGGAAAAAAGAGAAGATGTTTTAAGTGATTTTAAGTCTTTTTATGAAGAAAACGGGGGTATTTTATTCCAAGAACCTGGTGTAGAAATAGATCCATTACCTAAAAAGTATGTATCTGAAGATATGGTTGCCTCAGAAAACTTGACTCGTGAACGTGTAGCAAATGTATTTCAGTTACCTGCCGTGTTTTTAAATGCTAAAGGTGGTACAAACTTTACCAAAAACGAAGAACTAAACAGATTTTATTTGCAACACACGCTTTTACCTATCATAAAACAGTATGAAGAAGAGCTTAATCGTAAATTACTTACTAAAAATGATAGACAAAAAGGTCAATACTTTAAATTTAACGTTAAATCATTATTACGTGCAGACAGCGCTACACAAGCAGAAGTTTACTTTAAGGCTGTACGTAGTGGTTATTATGGCATTAATGAAATTAGAGAATGGGAAGATTTACCACCTGTTGAGGGTGGAGATAAACCCATGATTAGTGGAGATCTTTACCCGATTGACACCCCAGTTGAACAAAGAAATACAACGAAAGGTGGTGATAATAATGCCAACGGAAAAGAGTTACTTCCAAATCAAGAGAAAGACTGACACTAAAAGTGAAATCTACATTTATGGTGACATTGTCGGCGATAAATGGACTGATACTGATGTCACTGCTACTGACTTTAAAAAGCAATTAGACGAATTAGGTGAAGTTAATGAAATTGACGTTCACATTAACTCGGGAGGTGGTAGTGTTTTTGAAGGACATGCTATTTACAACATGTTGAAAATGCATAATGCAAAAGTGAATATCTATATAGATGCTTTAGCAGCATCAATCGCAAGTGTTATCGCTATGAGTGGTGACACTATTTTTATGCACAAAAACAGTTTTCTAATGATTCACAATTCTTGGGTTATGACAGTAGGTAATGCAGAAGATTTACGTAAAACAGCAGACTTATTAGAGAAAACAGACAGTGTTAGTAATTCAGCTTATTTAGATAAAGCAACAAACTTATCTACTGAAGAACTGAAACAGCTTTTAGATGATGAAACTTGGTTGACTGCTGACGAAGCACTAGAAATGGGATTTGTTGATGAAATACTAGGAGTTAATCAAATGGCTGCAAGTATTACAAAAGAACAATTCGAATTGTTTAAGCATGTTCCTGAATCTGTCAGTGAAGATGTTGACAAAATCACTGCTGTTGAGGATGTCGAAGATGAAAATACGGTTGAAACACCTAAAAAATCCATGTCCAAAGAAGAACAAGAACTCAGAAATAAAATAGCACAAGAGTGTGAAACTTTAAAAATAACAATGAACTTATAGGAGGAATATATAATGCCGACATTATATGAACTAAAACAATCATTAGGTATGATTGGACAACAATTAAAACAAAAGAATGACGAATTAAGTCAAAAAGCAACAGATCCAAACGTTAATATGGAAGATATCCAACAATTAGAAGCGGATAAAACAGGATTACAACAACGTTTTGAAATTGTAGAACGCCAAGTTAATGATATTGAAGAGAAAGAAAAAGCTAAAGCGCAAAAACAAGAAGGTGGAGACGCTTATCAATCTCTAAATGATGAAGATAAAATGATTAAAGCGAAAGCTGAATTCTATCGTCACGCTATATTGCCAACTGAGTTTGCTAAGCCTACTCAAGAAGCGCAACGTTTATTGCATGCTTTACCAACAGGTAATGAATCTGGTGGGGATAAATTTTTACCTAAAACATTATCAAAAGAGATTGTTTCAGAGCCATTCGCTAAAAACCAATTACGCGAAAAAGCTCGTTTAACTAATATTAAGGGCTTAGAAATTCCTCGTGTTTCTTACACATTAGATGACGATGATTTCATAACTGATGTTGAAACAGCGAAAGAATTACAAGTTAAAGGTGATACAGTTAAATACACTACAAATAAATTTAAAGTGTTTGCAGCTATTTCTGACACTGTTATCCACGGTTCAGATGTAGAGTTAGTTAACTGGGTAGAAAATGCATTACAATCTGGTCTTGCTGCAAAAGAACGTAAAGATGCTTTAGCTGTTAAACCTAAATCTGGTTTAGAGCATATGTCATTCTACAACAATGATATTAAACAAGTAGAAGGTAAAGATATGTATCAAGCGATTATCAATGCTTTAGCAGATTTACACGAAGATTACCGTGATAACGCTACAATCTACATGAGATATGTAGATTATGTAAGCATTATTAGCGTGCTTTCTAATGGTACAACTAACTTCTTCGATACACCTGCAGAAAAAGTATTTGGTAAACCTGTAGTATTCACAGATGCAGCTATTAAACCAATTGTTGGGGATTTCAATTACTTTGGTATTAACTACGACAACACTACTTATGACACTGATAAAGATGTTAAAAAAGGTGAATATTTGTTCGTGTTAACAGCTTGGTATGACCAAAGACGTACACTTGATAGTGCATTCCGTATTGCCAACGTTAAAGCTTCTGCTTCTTCACCCAGTTAATCCCCAAAATGTTGATGTGACAGCTAACTCAGTTTCAGCTGTTGTATCTGCCGAATAGGGGGCAAATAAATGGATATAGACAGAATAAAAACTTGGCTCAAAATTGAGTATGATTTTGAAAACGAAATGATTGAAGAAATTATTGAGTCTGCAAAAGTAGAATTACTATTAAGCGGTGTTCCAATGTATGAAAAAAATACAGTGGAATACTCTTTATACTGTACAGCAGTTAAATATATAGTAGCTAGAGATTATGAAAGTCGTGGATATACTAATGATCAATCTAAGTCTAAGACATTTAATGAGCGTGCATTACAAAGAATGATATTGAAACTGAAGAAATGGTGAGGTGGTAAAAATGGAATTTAATGAGTTTAAAGATAGAGTTTCATTTTTACAGTATTTTAATACAGGTCCTTATCCAGAAGATGAAGAAAAAGAGGAACTATATAGTTGCTTTTGTAAAATATACAGTTCATCAATGAAAGATTTGGAAATATTAAAAAGCACGGAATCAGCTTCAGGTTTTACAATTGTTATTCGAGATCCTATACCTCAATACCTACCAGATAATAAGCATTATATAAAGGTTAATAAACCTTTATATAGAGAGAAGTTGTTTAATATAGTTGATATACGCCTTAGTACACCGAATCCTGGTTATTTAACATTGGTACTAGCAGAAGCATGAGTGTAGAAGTGAAAGGTGTAGAATCACTTATTAATCAACTAGAAAGAAAATTTGGTAGAGAACGAATGCGTGAGGTCGAAGATGATGCACTAAATGCAGGTGGAGAGTTTTTCAAGAAGAATTTACAACATAATTTCAAAAGCTTTGAAGATACGGGTGCATCAATCGATGAAATGACTAAGACAGACCCGTTTTATAGTAAGAGTGCAAAGAAAGCACGTTCTATTTTAATTAAATGGGAAGGTCCTATGGACAGATTCAAATTGGTACATTTAAATGAACATGGTTATACAAGAGACGGTAAGAAAATTACACCACGTGGTTTCGGTGTAATCGCCAAAACACTCAAGCAATCTGAGTTTGCTTATCGACAAATAATAATGAATGTTTTGAGGGCAAAATTATGAATATATTAAAACTCATTCGAGAAATAATTATAAATGACCCTTTCTTAAAACAAGAAGTTGGTAATAGAATTTATTTTTATAAACCAACAGAAGTCGCAGATAAGAGTAGTAGTTTTATAGTTCTTAATTCTGTATATGATAACCCGTCTACTTTTGCATCAAATGATTATCTATCTGAAAATTGGTTGATTCAAGTAGATGTGGAAGCTTATACAGAACAAAAAGCAATAGAGGTAACTAAACGCATTAGAAGATTGATGTGGGATTTAGATTTAAAAAGTACATCAAGTCAATTAGATGACTATTTTAAAGAGACTAAACGTTACGTTAAATCAAGAAGATATGAAGGTATACCCAAAAATCAATATTACAAAGGTGACCGTGTCGAATAGATACGGTCTTTTTTATACAAAAAATTAGGAGGAATTTAATTATGGCTCAAGGACAAGGTTCTTATAAAGTAGGTTTTAAACGTTTGCATGTAGGTATTTTTGATTTAGAAGCATCAAAAGTAATCAAACGTATGATTTGGGAAAATGAAAACGGTGGTACGGTTAACATGAACATCACTGGTTTAGCACCAGAACTTGTTGACATGTTTGCATCAAACAAACGTGTTTGGATGAAAAAACAAGGTACAAACGAAGTTAAATCAGATATGGATGTATTCAACATTCCAAGTGATGACTTAAATGCAGTTATTGGACGTTCTAAAGACAAAAATGGTTCAGCATGGGTCGGTGAAAACACACGTGCACCATATGTAACTGTAGTAGGTGAATCAGAAGATGGCTTAACAGGACAACCAGTATACGTGGCATTACTGAAAGGTACATTCAGTTTAGATTCTATCGAATTTAAAACACGTGGTGAAAAAGCTGAAGCTCCAGAACCAACGAAATTAACTGGTGACTGGATGAACCGTACTATTGATGTTGATGGAACAAACCAAGGAATTGTCTATGGTTATCATGAAGGTAAAGAAGGCGAAGAAGAATTCTTCAAGAAAGTCTTCGTTGGCTATGAAGGCTCTGCACCTTCACCAGAGGAAGCAGAAGATATTACACCAACTTCTGATGGAACTGCTACACCCAAATAATCCCGAAAATGTGGAAGTAACAGCAAACACAAGAAGTGCAGTTGTTAATGCAAACTAGGGAGGTTAAATAATGACTGAGAAATTACAGGTATTAGATCAACAAGGTAATGTCGTTGGAGAATCAGTTCGTAATGATGATAGTTCATCAAAAGTTACTATCAACGATTTAAAACCGAATACAATATATGAAAAAGGTACATTTAAAGTAGTTCATGTAAATGATGATGGTACATCGGATTTAGTAGACGTACCAGAATTTAAAACAAAACCATCTCGTAAAAAAGCTAAGGCACAGTGATAAACTGTGTCTTTTTTATTTGAATAAAAGGAGACTAAATAATGATTAAATTTGAAATTAAAGACCGTGAAACAGGTAAAACAGCAACTTATTCAAAAGAAGATATAACGTTGGGTGAGGCCGAACGTTTCTATGAAACATTAGAAAAAATGGATAAAGAAGCAGAAAAGAAAAATGCTAAAAGCGCCGACATAAGAAAAATAGAACGCGATTATTTTGTAAGCTTATTTGCTGATCAAGGATTAACAGAAGAAGATATCTTGAAAAATATGTCTACTCGTCAATATTCAAAAGTATCGGATGCTACATTTCGAGAAATCAAAGGCGAAGATGAAGAAGGTTCAGAAACTACATCAAATGAAACGGGAAAGACAGAAGAATAACTACAATAAAAGAGCTTTTATCGAGCTTTAAAGATATACAAAAATATTGTATGGAAAAGTATGGTTGGACTCTTACAGAAGTAAAGTCACAACCTTATTTCCCATTGTTGGAGTTACTTAATGATGATGAAGAATCTGAACAAGAAGATGAAGAACAAGAAGTCATAACAGGTTCAGCACTTAGAAACTTATTCGGATAGGAAGGAGGGAAATAAATGGATGAAAAACTACAAGGCCTTACCATTGAGTTAGGCTTAGATCACATGAATGTTGATGAAGGTCTTAAAGGTTTGAAGCGACGTTTAGGTTCAGTTAACAGTGAAATGCGCGCTAACTTATCTGCATTTGATAAGTCTGAAAAGTCTATGGATAAATACAACACTAAAATCCAAGGACTTAATCAAAAGCTTAAAGTTCAAAAGCAAATGTTCAATCAAGTTGAAAATGAACTAAAAGATGTCAATTCGAATTTTGTTAAGGCTAAAGAGCGTGTGTCTGGTGTAGAAAAAGCTTACAAGCAATTAACTGAAGCTAATAAGAAGAATAAAAATGCCTTAGATCGTTCAACAGAAGCCCTAAAAACTTCCAATGCTGAACTTAAAAAATCTGAAAATGCTTATAAACGTACAAATCAAAGTAAGCAGAAAGCCTATGAGAAGTTAAAGCAACTTAGACAAGCAGAAAAAGATTTAAAGAACTCCAATCAAGCCACAACAGCACAACTCAAACGTGCATCAGATGCCACACAACGTCAAGCCAATAAACATAAAGAGTTAGTACAACGCTATAAAAACGAAGGCGCAGAAGTTAAAAAATTAAAAGAATCAAATAAATCTTTAGCTGCATCGAATACCAAAATTAAATCTACTTATGATAAAACAAACGCTGAATTGAAACAAACAGAGAAAGAGTTCAATAACCTTAATTCAACAATTAAAAATCATAGTAGTAATTTATCTAAAGCACAAAATGCAGTTAATAACGAACGTGCTTCGTTAAATAATCTCGAACGTACTATTAGTAAGACCAAAAATGAAATGCAAGCTTTTAATAAAGAACAGTTAATTGCTAATAGTAGTTTTACTAAAGCCGCACAACGTGCTGACGACATGGGTACTAAATTTAATAATGTTGGATCTAGCATGAAAGGCATGGGGCGTTCCATGACAGTAGGTGTAACAACACCTATCACTTTAGGGCTTGGCGCAGCAATCAAGAAGAGTGCAGACTTTGAACAACAAATGTCTAAAGTCGGTGCTGTTTCACAAGCAAGCAGTAGTGATTTAAAAGCTATGTCAGCTCAAGCAGTTGATTTAGGCGCTAAGACAAGTAAGTCCGCATCAGAAGTAGCAGAAGGAATGAATGAACTTGCTCAGTTAGGCTTTAGTGCTAAACAAGTAATGGCAGCAATGCCAGGTGTTATCAGTGCAGCAGAAGCAAGTGGTGCAGATATGGCTACGACTGCTACTGTTATGGCGTCTTCTATGAATGCTTTTAATATTAAAGCGAGTGAATCAGGACACGTTGCAGATATGTTAGCAACAGCAGCAAATGACAGTGCAGCAGATATTAGTTACATAGGCGAAGCACTTAAATATGCTGGTACTCCTGCACATTCACTTGGTGTAACAATGGAAGATACTTCTGCAGCAATTGAAGTTATGTCTAATTCAGGACTTAAGGGTGAACAAGCTGGTACTGTACTTCGTGCATCATTTATCAGATTAGCAAAACCAACTGGACAAGCCGCAGAGAAGATGAAAGAAATGGGTATTCATTTATCTGACAGTAAAGGCAAATTTGTTGGTATGGGTAATCTGATAGGTCAGTTTAAAACTAACTTACAAGGCATGACTAAAGAACAAAAGCTTGCGACCGTATCTCAAATTGTAGGTACAGAAGCTGCAAGTGGTTTCTTATCACTTATTGATGCAGGACCAACGAAAATTAATAAATACAGTAAATCCTTAAAAAATTCAGACGGTGCTAGTAAGAAAGCTGCAGACCAAATGAAGAAAAACCTTAAAGGTGCTTTAGAACAACTTGGTGGTGCTTTTGAGTCACTAGGTATTCAAGTTGGTAAAGACTTAACACCAATGATTCAAGCAGGTGCTAAGGGTCTACAACATTTCGTTGAAGGTTTTAGTAGTTTACCTGTTTGGGTGCGTAAAGGTGCTATTGGTTTAGGATTATTTGCAGCAGCAACAGGACCCGTACTTCTTGCAACAGGGTTAGTAATTGGCGCAGTTGGTAAAGCTGCACAGGGCTATGCATCATTAAATAGACAGATGGCAGTCAATACTGCTGAAGCAGCAGTTAATGCCGGTGCTAATAAAGCAGCCGCAGGATCACTTGCAACTACAGGTAAAGCGACTAAAGGTCAACAAGGTATGTTCGGTAAGCTGGGTAATATGCTATCCATGACTACAGGACGTTACGGCAAATTAGGAAAAGTTGCTAAGTTAACAGGTGGTATTCTCGGAAAATTAGCATTACCTTTAACAATACTTACTGCTACATTTGGTATTGCCTATGCCAAAATGGATTGGTTCAGAAAAGGCATTTCAGAGATGGGCAAATTGTGGAATCAAACAGTTGGTACAATGGATTTCTCATGGGTTGGAAAAGTTGGAAAAGGCTTAGGTAAAGCTTGGGATGGAGTGAAAACTGTATCTGCTAAAGTATTAGAAAACACAGTACAGTTTAAACTTGTAAAAGGTAGCTTTGATATGTTGCATAAAGCCATATCTAAAACTACAGATAAGACAGATGTTTTTGGTAAAGGCGTTTCAAAAGGGACTAAGAAAGCACTTAGTGCTTATAACAACTTATCTGAAAAAGCCAAGACTAAACTTGAAGAAATTCGAGTTAGTCATAAAAAAATTGGCGATAAAGAGTTTAATCAAATCAAAGGCTTATATGGAAACATAAATCAAGAAGTTACAAAACAACTTGATAAACGCCATAACAGTGAAGTCAAAGGTCTTACTAAAATATTTAATGCAACAAGCGGTTTATCTAAAAAAGAAGAAGCTAAAATACTAGAACAAACTAAATCGAGTAATCGAAAAGAATCTAGCCAAGCTAAAAGAATTAATGAGCAAATACTAGGAATTTACGCTAGAGCTCATAGAGAAAAACGTTCTTTAACTAAAAAAGAAAATGATAAAATCGCTAAACTACAAACTGAATTAGATAAGACAGTAGTTAAATCTTTATCTAAAGGTGAAGTAGAGCAGAAAGCTATCCTTGAAAGAATGAAACAAAATAAAGGTAAACTTTCTATGCAAGCTGCATCTAACGTTATTAAAGAAAGTGCTAAAGAACGTGACACAACAATTAAAGACGCTAAGAAAAAGTATAAAGATACTGTAGCTGAAGCTGTTCGTCAACGTGATGAAACTGGAACACTTTCTAAATCCCAAGCTGATAAAGTAATCAAAGATGCTAAAAAGCAATATAATGAGTCTAAATCAAAAGCTAAGAAACAACATAAAGATGTTGTAGATCAAGCACTGAAACAGAATCACGGAGTTAAGAAAAATATTGATGCTCAAACAGGCCACGTTAAATCTAAATGGGAAGTTATGAAAGATTCTTCTATTGGTGGCGCTAAGAAAATTGCTAAGAACGTCGGTAAATGGTTTAAAGATACCCATAATGGCACTAGTAAATGGTGGGGCAAAATTGGCAAGAAGGTAGGAGATAAATCCAAAGATGCCTATAATGGTGCCAAAAAGTGGTTTAGTAAAACTAAATCCAATACCGTAAACAATTCTAAAGATGCCCATAATGGCAGTAATAAATGGTGGTCTAAATTAGGCTCTAAGATAGCAGGCAAATCTAAAGACATCTTCGGAAGTGTGAAAAAATGGTGGGGTAAAACTAAATCTAACACTGTAAACAATTCTAAAGATAGTCACAACGGAAGTAGTAAATGGTGGAACAAATTAGGAAGCAAAATTGCAGGCAAATCTAAAGATATATTTGGTAGTGTGAAAAAATGGTGGGGCAAGACGAAATCCAATACCATTAATAATTCTAAAGATAGCCATAATGGTACAAGCAAGTGGTGGAATAAAATTGGTTCTAAAATAGCTGGTAAGTCTAAAGATATATTTGGAAGTGTACGTAAATGGTGGGGTAAAACAAAGTCTAACAGCTTAAATAACTCCAAAGATACACATAGCGGCACAAGTAAATGGTGGAACAAGATTGGCGATAAAGTTTCAGGCAAATCCAAAGATAGTTTCAACAGCGCAAAAAAATGGTTCGGTAAAATGAAAGACAACGTCAAAGATCGCTTATGGAATATGTGGGATAACGCTAAGAAAAACTTCGGAAAAATCGCTGATGAAGGCGAAGATAAATCCAAGAAAACACACGGTAGTTGGAAAACCTGGTTAGGTAAAACTTTAGACTGGATTAAGAACATTAAAAAAGATTTTGGTTCAGCTGCATCAGACCTAGGTAAAACAGTGGCCAATAAAGCAGTAGATGGTCTGAACGGTATGATTGGCGGTATTAATAAAATTGCTAAAGCGATTACCGATAAAACACTAATTAAACCTATACCACATTTATCAACTGGTACTTATGATGGAACGTCACTTGCAACAAACAGTGATGGCGGATTAAGACAACCAACACTTGCAGTTGTAAATGATAGAGGTCAAGGTAATGCACCAGGCGGTGGAACACAAGAAGTAATTGAACGTGCAGACGGTTCACTTTATGCACCTCAAGGTAGAGATGTAGTTATCGGATTAGGTGCAGGAGATAAAGTCCATAGTGCAACAGATACTAAACGTTATCAAGATATGGGGTTGCTTCCAAGATTTCATAGCGGTACTAAGAAAAAGAAAAAAGATGACCCACTTGGTAGTATGATAGCTGACAAATTTAGTGACGTTGCAGGAGGATTTAAAGAAGGTGCTTCTAAAACTGCACATGGAATCAAGAAAAAAACTGAGGATGGTTTAGAAAAAACAACAGAAATGGCCAAAAAAGGAGCAGCATGGCTAGGAGATAAAATAGGCGATGTTTGGGATTATGTTTCAAACCCTAAAAAGCTAGTTAACAAAGTTATGGATAGCATGGGTATAGATTTCGGAAAAGGTGCAAATGCTACTGTTGGCATAGCTAAAGGTGCTTACTCAAAACTAAAATCCTCATTAGCAGATAAAGTTAAGTCTATGTTTGAAGAATTTGGCGGGGAAGGCGACGCTTCATGGTTATTCAAACATGATATATGGCAAAGATTCGGTAACTATACTGGTGGTTTAACCTTCAATGGCGGTAAACACTATGGCATGGACTTTGGTATGCCTACAGGTACTAATATATATGCTGTAAAAGGTGGTATTGCCGATAAAGTATGGACTGACTTTGGTGGAGGTAATTCAGTACAAATCAAGACAGCTGCAAACGAATGGAACTGGTATATGCACTTGTCTAAACAGATTGCTAGACAAGGTCAAAGAATTAAAGCGGGACAATTAATTGGTAAATCAGGTGCTACAGGTAATTTTGTACGTGGAGCCCATCTACACTTCCAATTAATGCGTGGTGGCCATCCAGGTAATGACACTGCAGTTAATCCTGAAAAATGGTTACATTCATTAGAAGGTAAAGGCGGTGACAACTCAGGGCCAAAAGCAGTTCAAGCTTGGAGACCAGAAGTAATGAAAGCATTAGGTTTAGCAGGCCTTCCACAAACTGCAGCATATGCAAATGCTTGGTTAAGACAAATCAACACAGAATCAACTGGTAATCCAAAAGCAGTAGGACCTGGCAGTTCAGAAGGTAACCCTAGAGGATTAGTACAAGTTAAACCTGGTACATTTAATGCATTTAAGTTAAGTGGTCATGGCAATATATTCAATGGACTTGATAACTTAATTGCTGGTATGAGATATGCTAAAGCAACATATGAAGGAAGAATGCTAAGACAAATTGGTGTAGGCGGTCCTTACGCTAATGGTGGTATGGTTACTAAACATCAAATAGCTGAAATTGGCGAAGGCAACAAAGCAGAAATGGTTATACCACTTCATAGAACTAAACGTACTAGAGCTATTCAATTAATTGAACAGGCTATGAGCTATGTTGGTATGAACAAAGGTAAAACAGAAGTTACAGTTAATAATGATAATACAATTGTGGAAAAGTTACTGACTAAAATTGTCAATTTAAATGATAAAAACAATCGATTAACTGAAGCAGTTATTGATGTTATTCAAAAATTGCCTAAAGGGACTGACTATAAAAGTACAGAAAAGATAATATCTCAAATTCAAGGTGAAAGAAGTGCTGAAATAGCATACATGAGAGGTGGTACTGTTTGATAACACATGGATGGTTAAAATTAATTAAACAAGAAGGCACAGTTGATGTTCAGGAAGAAATTCCTGGACTCATTTTTTTAGAAGCAAAACCAAGTTATCCGGTTCAAACCAATAATAATGTGAAAATGAACGGGATTGACGGTGAAATTCCAGGAGCAATAACTTATGATCCTTTCAATTTAGTGGTCAAAGTTGGTTTTGATGGTGTAGATGTTATTGATGTTGATTTATTAGAAGAAAAGTTAAGGGGCCTATTCAATACTAGACAACGTTATTATGTATCGACTTCTCAAATGCCTGCTAAAAAATATGCGGTAGATAATCCAGTAATATCGGCAGAATATTTAGGTACATCAGCAGTTAAATTCGAAATCACATTCAACGTTTACAAAGGATATTCCGAATCGCTATACAAGACAGACCAATTCAGTTTAATGTCTGATAAATGGCAGTTTGAAGGCGGATTGATTCCTGACGAAGAAATAACTTTTAAACATACTAGACAAAAATTCAAAATTTACAATGGAAGTACTGATACAATCAATCCACGCTTTCATTTTTTGAAAATATGGATACGCTGCAATACAGAAAAGAGTTTTAAAATTGTTAATAAAACCACTGGAGATATTTTTGAATTCAAAGGAACTTTAAAGAAAAATCAAAGTTTGGTATTAGATGGTGTTTATCCGTATTTAGATTTGAAGAGATGTGGAAGACTAACAAATCATGGGGTTATCTCTTTAGCACCTGGATTCAATGATTTCGAAGTGTGGGGGACTTTATCTAATTTCGAAATAGAATTTGTGTTTAATTATATTTACAGGTAGGTGAGGATATGGAAGATATTATAATAAGCGATTTTCAAGAAACTGTATCTGAAATTCTTACCGATTTTAATATTGACTCTTTCTCGTATGAGTACGAACGCAATAATACACGTCAAATATCATTTACAGCATTCAAAACTTCCAGAAATGAAGATATTTATAATCTTTTGCAGAATGAAGCATACCTTGATTACCAAGGTCAGAGATACATCATTAAAAGCAGTACAGCATCGTATGACGGTTTAATTCAAACTAAAGAAATTGTAGCCAGTCATATCATGTTTGAATTTCAGAATCATTATGTTAGCAAAGATATATCGAAAGAAGCATTAAATGATGAAAACTCAGAAAACAAACCACAACAGCTGAGTTTAAAAGAGTTTTTAGATTTTGCCTTTAAAGATAATAAATTAGGCTTTTCTTATGAAATAATCGGTAAATTCAATAAATCGGTGTCCATTGAAGAATTAGGCGGCAAAAACGGGATTGAATATATTGTTGAGGGTGCAGAATTATTTAATTACATTTATTTCGCCGATAATAGGAAAATATACTTTTATGACGATCACTCTTTCTACCAATTAACAGAAAAGGTAATTCGATACAAATATAACAATGATTCTGTTAAAGCTTCGATTGATACACGTGATTTGAAAACAGTCGTTAAAGGATATGGAAAGAAATTAACAGAAAAGGACACTAAAAACTATACTCCTATCAAACCACCTCAACTATCATATACAGGAACTTTTATTAAAGAAGGAACATGGCGTACCGAACAAATCGGTGCGTCTTTTTCATACACATTGAACTGCAAATACGGTAATGAAACGATTATATTCAGTTTGAAACGTATGAGCAAAGGCGGAGTAGTTCAAATCTATTTTGATAATAAATCTCTAGGAGAATACAGCTGCTTCAGTAAAACGGCAAACATACAAAATATCACTCTGAAAAAGGGAGCGGATAAAGGAAAGCATACAATAAAAGTTGTTTTCAAAGGTCCTAAAGACAAAATAGATTATAAAAAATCGAAACCTTGCATGTATGTAGGAACGGAAAAAACAACAGTTATTAATACAACTGCCAAATTAACCGGCGAACAATTGTACAGTACAGTTTATGAGCATAAATCGAGTAATTACAGCATATTCGGAAGACGAGAAGCACCAGATGTATTCGATGATAATTCCAGCGAACTGTCAGACCTTAAAAAGACCATGTTGAAAGAGTTCAAGGATTCTCCTGATATTGACTTAGAAATCAATTATGTAGGCAATGAATCTATCGGAGAAAGAGACAGTATTTGGTTCATTCATGAAATTATGGGCTTTGATTCAGAATTGAAAGTGGTTCGATTAAAAAAAAGCCACCCGTTAAACAAAGTGCCTGATGAAATTGGATTCAGCAACAACCAAAAAGATATCGTTCAAATCAATAACTCGATTACAAACAAAATAAAAAATGTCAGTAATGCATTGAACAGAGTAAAGCTCAACAATATTTATAGTGTCCAACCATTAAAGTATCAAACAGGTTCGATTGTAGGGAGTGTAATTATAGATGAGTAAGGCAATAGACATTATTCGTGAAGTCAATGAAGAAACAGGCGATGAATACTTTCCACAAACACACGTGGCTGCTGTTATCGGGGTAGAAGATTTGATTGAATCTTATATCTCAACAGATGTCATTATCAAATCGCCTTCCGGAAAAAAGTTCAAATTAACAGTAGATGATGAAGGCGTATTAAGCACAGAAGTATTGGAGGGAATGAATATATGATTAGATTGAAAAGAAATTTAAGTCCATATTTGGATTCGACTTACAGAAATGAAAATATCAGTAATTTCGACAAAATCGAATTCTCGCATAACGGACTGGTTGAAGATTTTATGTTTCACAAACTTGAACAAGTCAAAGCACATTCAACAAATCAGATAGACCATAGAGGTTCAACATTAGAAGAAAAATTAGCGAGACAAGACGGAAGAATATCCAACATTGTCAAAGGCGAAATTGATGACCCCGGTTCAGAAATATTGGATTCCAGAGTATCAATGGACGGCAAAAGCCATGATGTACTTTACGATAGATTAGAACATGATTTTGACTATGTGAAACAAGAAATCAGCAGAGTTGAAAATAAATTTGTAAATATCAACTTTGAAGAATACAACGCGGATAATACAGGAAGAACCGATGTATCAAATCAATTGCAAGATGCGTTGGACCGTATCAAACAGGCAAAAGGTGGACGTTTGTTCATACCTGCGGGGAGTTATCTTATTCACCAACCGTTAATTGTGTATAGAAATACTACTGTTGAAATGGATAATAACGCAACTATTTTAAGAGGGAAAACAAACGAGTTGTTTATGAATGCTAAATACACTGATGCTTACGCAGGCTATGAAGGTAATGGCAATATTCATTTCAAAGGTGGTACGCTAGATCATAACTATGAGCAATTAGACAAATATCCTGACGTTGAAGCGAATATGGTTAATTTAATGCACGCTCAAAATATAACTTTTACAGACGTTCGATTTAGAAATACATTATCTTATCACTCTATTGATGCAAACGGTATACGTAATTTGAAAGTATCGAATTGTATTTTTGAAGGCTATATTAATAAAACGACACAGACCATGAAAGAGGCAATACAATTATCAGAATATGTTGCTGCAAGTATCGAAGGGGAAGGCAAGTTTGATGGTACTCCTTGCCAAGATGTTATTGTCACAGGCTGTACCTTTAGACCATCTGACATATTAGGGGCACCTGATGTAGGCGTAGGAAATCATTTAAGTGTGCACAACATATGGCAATCTAATATCACAGTTACACATAATGTTTTTAACGGATGTAAAGGTGCAGGCGTCAGACCTTACAAGTGGAAAAATGTAAGGGTAGAAGGTAATACGTTCGAAAGTTGTGCGGAAGGTGTCCGTATTTCATCAGTAGGTGGATTAGATAAGAGTGCGAGTGACATTAACAACGTACCAAGTGAACAACCACAATCAGGTGAAATGTACTTTATTAATGGTAATATTTTCAAAAATTACTCTAAAACAGGAGTTAGTGCATTTGGACAACAATATAATGACTTAACAGCTAAAGTATTTAATATTCATATAAATAATAACGTTTTTGATTGTGACAACAACGACAAAGGGGAAGCTGTAAACCTTAATCTATGTGCAAATGTTCATATCAAAGATAACTCGTTTAATTACGGTTATAGAGGTGTCCGCCATACAGGGTGTGACACCTTATTTATTGATAAAAACTATTTCAACAACGTTAAAACAGAAGCGATATACAATGAAATATCACAATATACAGGTTATGCAGCATTTGCAAGACACATACACATTACAAGTAATTTAATCAATGTCACAGGCCGTAACGGTATATTCATACAATATGCGAAAAACTTTTTCGTTAGAGATAATACCGTAACGAATACCAACCAACAAACGGAAGATGGCAACCCTCGAGGTGGTATTTATTTAGCGTATTGTGAAACGGGTGCAGTAGAAGGTAATCACTTATGGGGTGCTGATAAAGACTTCGCCATTCGTTCCGTAGGACAAAAAAATACAACTGTGTTCAACAATGGTGGTTCAGGTGGCGTGTATGTAGATGGCACAGACAACGAAAATTCATCAGTCATTGGTTATAACAATGTAAACGTGTCTAATGAAATAACTAAACTCAAAACGAAAGGTGTGTAATGTATGGTCAATTATGAAAGTGCACCTAACAAAAAAGCAAAATTAGTTTTAGAAACAACAGCATTTAGGCAAAGTAGAAGCGACTTAAATGTCGCTTTTTCTACTGCTGATAAAGATACAGGGGTGTTCGAATTTACAGTTACACAAAACGGCAAACCACTTCTTTTAGGAGATTCTAATGTTAAAACAAGCATCGTCTATGTACACTCTAATGGTTTAAGTATTAGAGAAGATTTAGATATTACAGACGGTTTAAACGGTAAAATATCAACACTTGTACCTAATGACATTTTAAGTAGTCCAGGTAAAGTTACGTCTCAAGTTTACGTAGCTGTAAAGGGTAAAGAAGCAATCGTTGCTGAACGTATATTCAGTTTTACGATAGAAAAAAGTTTAATGTGGGAATTTGATGCTGAAACGAAATTAAATTACATCATTGAATTTGATGAATTAGAAACGTTAATTAAACAACGTATTTATAACATTGAGCAAGCAATGAAAAATCAAGAAGATTACGTAGCGAAGATAGACCAAGCGCGTGATAAAGGATTATCTGACATTGAAATTGCTAAGACAAATAGTGTTAAGGAAATTAATGATTTAGCAGACACAAAGTTGAATGAATTGACTACAAAGTCATCACAATACGCATCAGATTTGAATAACATCAATGATAGTATGCAAGGGAAAATAGATAAATTTAATACTGATGTTCAGCCAAGTAATTATGTAAAACAAACAGATACTACGAATTGGCAGAAATATGCTTTCACAGATAGCACAGGTAAACGTCAATATTTAGGTACATTATCTAAAAGTGTGCATACATTATCCGCAGGCTTTTATGAAGCTATCATACCAGGTAATAATACATTCGATTGTCCGTTAGATCCTGGTGGTGCAGAAAATTCATATTTTGCAGAAATCAATGTAACTGAAGGGAATAGCAGCAGAAAAGTTATCGAACTAATCCACAGTGATTTAAATATTGTATATCGTAAAACAATCCACACAAATGGTGTTCCAAGAGATTGGAAAAATCCTACGTTAAACATGGAAACAACACAAGGTGCGCAAAGTAAAGCTGATACCGCTTTGACTAGTGCAAAAGCCTATGCTGATAGTAAATTTTACGATACAGGTTGGCAATCTCTACCACTTATGAGTGGGTTTGTTAATGATGATTCTCTAGGCTTTTCTGTATATCGAATAAAAAATGATATTTGCGAAATTATTTTCAACATGAAAGTAATGAAGGACATTTTAAGCACAGGCTCACCTTTCCTAACATTACCAGACCAATATTTACCTAAATATGCTTTCAGTTTTCTAGCGAGAACAAACGGAACACTAGGTAAAAACCCTGTCAAATGCAGTTACGACACAGTAAATAAAATTTTCAAAGTATGGCAAGACAATAATAATACAATGGCTATAGGTGATTACATCTACGGTCATTTAACTTACTTAGTGGGGTGATTAGATGTATAAACAAGTTTTCGATTATAACGGGAAACCTTTTTTAATTAAAGCTGATGATGAAGGTGTATTAGATGAGGAAGATTTAAAAGCACAAAATCTGTATCAATATACAGAAACAATGCCACCTTATGATTTATACCCACCTAGACAGTTTGATGGTGAGAATTGGCATGGTGCTTCTGAACAACAATTTCAAGATACAAACCAACCACCATCTGTAGTGCCTAGTCAGTTAGAAATGATAGTAGCCAAATTACAAATTCAAGTTGTGAAAGGTAACAGTCAACTTAAAGAAACAGAAAAACAACTAGCTAATGCTTTAATTGAAATTTCTAAATTAAAAGGGAGTGTTGAATAATGTGGCCGACTTACGAAAGTATTAAATGGTTTTATGATATAAACGCTTATACAAATGAAGATATAGCAACATATGTAGAGTTAGGGGTAACAACTAAAGAGGAATACGCCAAAATCACAGGAGAGGATTATCCAGAAGAACCACAGGCTTAGGCTTGTGGTTTTTATTTTATAGAAAGTGGGTGACGCATGAAGAATAATATGAAACAACTTAATTTAACAGAAACATTAGCTGTTGTACTTCTATTCAGTCATGGTTTTCGTATTACATGGCGAGGGGTATTCTGGGTAAAGGAGCAAGAGAGTGTACTTAATGATTCGCCATTTTACGTTGCTTTAGATCATTTGATGCATATATGGATTTGGGGGGCCATATTGATACTGTGCGGACTTATTACTATATCAAGCAGTATATTTGTCACAAGTTATCGCTACAACAACATATGTGCTACATTACTTTTTATTAGCGGTCTTGGCTCATTTGTGGCTTACATGTTTTTAACAAGTGGCAGTATTTACCACTCTATTAACTGGCTAACGACAGTACAAATGGCGATTATGGCCGGGACAAGTTTTGTATTGTGTATTGTAGGCGGGGTGAGTCTATTTGGCAAACGAAAATAATAGTATCTATGTTTTGAAAAAAGACTGGGAAAAGAAAAATGAACAAATAGATGAAGACATTAAAAACAACACTTTAGCAATCAGTGGTTTAAAATCTGAAATTGAAAAAAGCACGATATATGCCAAACAATCCTACGAAGTCCAAAAAGAAATGGGTCAAGATGTGAAAGAGTTAGCAAAGGAAATGAGAAATCAAAGTACAGATGTAATAAATTTAACGAATAAAGTGAATTATCATGATGATAAAATCAAGGGTATTCAAGGTACGATAGATGAAAAGCAAAAAGGCAGTGTGCAAATCATCGTCGCTATTATTGGCGTTTCAGGCGTTATTGTTACAGCTGCCGCAGCATTTTTACAACACTTATTCTAAAGTCGGCACATACGTGTCGGCTTTTTATTATGGAGGAATTTAAATGAATGCAGATAAATTAAAACAATGGATTGGCTTAATTGGGGGTATGTTAAGTGCTTTGTATCTTGCACTTAAAGCAAGTGGTATTGAGTTAGCATTACTTGACCCAGATAAACTCAACGCTTGGCAAAACTTTGCTACAACGTTAATCCCTTTTGTAATTGCAGCTTATGGTGTATATAAAAACACCTACTTAATTAAAGGTAAAGCGAAAGCACAAGAAAAAGTATTAAAACAAAACAATATGAAATAGGAGTGAAGTTAAATGACTGAAACATGGAATGGTGTAAAAGTTAATTTTCAATTGTTAAAAATAGGTACAAGACGCCCGGGATTAAGATTAAGAAAAGGGAAACCTGAATTTATCGTGGCACATGATACCGGCAATCCGAATACTACTGCACAAAATAACGTTGATTATTACAGCAACACTTACAATATTCAAGAGGGTATCGCTTCGGCACATATCTTTGTAGATGATAAAGAGTGCATTGTATGTATACCAACGACGGAAGTTGCTTATCATGTATTGCCTAGTGCTATTCAAGACAATATTTGGTATGGAGTAGATTCAAATTATGGTGCAATCGGTGTTGAAGGCAGCTATTTTACAGATAGAAAAAATCCACAAAATGCAAAAAAACGTAGCCAAAAATCACTTGATAATACAGCTCGTGTGTTAGCATATCTTGCTGAATATTGGAAAATTGATTACAAAACACGTATGCCCGGACACCAAGATATTCAAAACAACAAACAAGATCCGGGTAACTTATTAGAGGCTGCAGGTTATAACCGTTCAACAGCTAATTTAGATAAGAATGTCGCTAAATATTATAAAAAAGATATTAAGCAACCTGCGAAGTTACAAGCTGAATGGAAATGGAAAGGAACATTTGTACCAAACACACCAATCAAAGTAAGAAAAGCGCCGTCTATGAAAGGAAGTATTGTCAGTAATGATGTTATGAAATTTACAGGCGTAAAAGTTATTAAGTTTAATTCTATTATTAAAGAAGATGGCTATTGGTGGATCTCATACACAAGTAAAGGCAAAAAATACTATTCTGCTATATGCAAAATTACGGATAAAAAAGAACGAGTGAAACACGAGAAATATTGGGGCAAACTCAAATGGAAAAAGGGGGATAAATAATATGACAACAGCAGTAATGACACAATCACAATTTGTAACTTGGTTAAAAAATTCAATAGGGAAAAAATATGACTTCGATGGTTGGTATGGCAATCAGTGCTACGACTATGCGAACGCAGGTTTTAACGCATTATTTCCCGGCTATCATTTAAGTGGTATTAACGCATGGGCTATTGCGATAGATAATAAAGCATTGTTAGCTTCACGTGCAAAAGTATATAAAAACACACCGTCATTTTTAGCTAAACCGGGCGATATGGCTTTATTCCCAAGTACATTCGGTAATGGATCAGGACACGTTGCATGGGTATTATCAGCAACACTTAATACTATAACTGTCGTTGAGCAGAACTGGGAAAATGGGGGGTGGACTTATGGACCTGAGCATGGTGGTAGTGGTTGGGAACCTGCTACCAAACGTACACATGCATATGATCCTAACATGATTTTTATTCGTCCTAACTTTGCAGGTACTAAAGTTACTGCTGTAGCTAAAAAAGCAACTGCTAAAGTGAAAGCCGCACAAACAACTTGGAACTGGAAAGGTCGTTTCTATCCTAACACTTTAATTAAAGTTAGACGTAGTGCTGGCTTACATGGGAGTGTCGTTGATAAGGGTTCGTGGTTGAATGGTAAAAATGATTGGGTAGATATTACGCAAATTAAAAAAGTCGACGGATATTGGTGGGGTCGCTTTAAATATCCTCGTGCTGGTAGCAGTGATAAATATTTTTGGTGCGCATTAGGAAAAATCACCGATAAGAAAGCAAGAATAAAATACGAAAAAGCCATGTACGGAATTATTAACTGGAAATAAATATGTTATAATTAAATTACGTCATATACTACAGGGTAGGCACTTATGTGCTTGCCCTATTTTTTATGGTATAATTTATTTACATGTATAAGCCCTTTCCCGAATAGTTTTATATCCGCCACCCACACATGTCAATGGGTGGTTATTTTTTATGTTTGTATGATATAGTTTCGTTAGTTTCTTAGACAGAGAAACTTCCTTATTGTGTATAGGCAGTCGTTAATTCGGCTGTCTTTTTTGTTTATTAACATTTTTAGTGGGTATTTATTTAATAGATACTCCTTAATAGTATTTATATTGATTGTATGATTACTCTGCTAATAGTTGATGCCATCCAGCTTCCTACTGGGTGTTTTTTTATACTATAATTTAATTGTATTCATACTATACAGGGCAGGTATTTATGCGCTTTGTTTCAAAACTCAAAAGTAAATTATATCAAGAAAATATATTGACACAATATGTAGTATTTTTAAGAGTGTTTATAGTGATTGAAGGAGTTTTTTAAATTAAAAACACAATATGTAGTATATTGATGTGTTTGTTTATAAATATATAAGATGTGATATATTATATATTATAATATAGGAAAAGTTATGAGGTGACATTTATGTTAAGTATTAAGGAATTAAAGCAAAAAAATAATAGCCTCGATAAAAGTAGATTAGTAGATGAATTTACACAACAATTAGAAATGGAATGGGAAAGAGCGCTCAAACTATTAGAAAATGAAGAATTTAAGAATCAACTCGAATATAATTTTAGAATTTTATATCTTTATGATGAAATTAAAGAATTAATAAAAGATAAAGGTACTAATGTTAATAATTCTTTTTATCAATTATATATAAAAAGGTTAAAAGCAAATGATTATATCCATGAATCAGCATATAGTAATTTCAAAGATATAATAAATTTATTCTCGGACATTTTAAATAAACTGGATAAAATAGAAGATAATAGTTTAGCTATAAAACATAATTTTAGCGCCGAAAATGAAATCATTAATAAATCAAATATAACGGAGTTTACTTTATGTTAATGAATTATGAATATGAATTCCAACTCTCAGATTTCAATTTAAATAATTTATCATTAAAAAAATATAATGAAGAATTTTTATCATATAACAATCCATATACTATTAAGTCTGAAGAGATTAATTTCAAAGTGTATTTAATAGAAGAAAAAAATAATAATATAACTGTTTTGGCGAAATTCACTATCAGCACTAAAGATTTTAAGTTAAATATTGAATATATTGCTGAATATAATTCAACTATAAATGAAATCGATACTAAACAAGAATACTACTCAAAGTTAGAGCCAGCTGTATTTATAACTATGTATCAATATGCGAAAGAAATGTCTGTTAAAGTTATTAGTGAAGTAGTAGGTAACAAAGTTATATTTCCAATCTACGATAGAAGGAAGATAGGAAAATAA